GTGCTCAGGGTCGACCAGGAACAGCCGGCGCGCCAGCGAGTGAGAGTCATCGGCGTTCAGGTCGTGGAAGGCGTGCAAGGCTTCACGCTGCCGCCCATGCGCAAGGTGGTGCAGGACATGCTCTTCGCGATGCGACATGTGAGCGAACTCGGTCCGGCCGCGCTCCGGCCGCTTATCGGTGTAACTGTCGACCCAATGCCGTTGGCCGGTCTTGGCGTTCAGCCGGTAGTGGCCGTGGATGTAGGCTTTGACCAGGGCGTGATGAGCGGGGTTGGGAAAGATCAATAGCATGGGCATGGGTGCGGTCTTGCGTAGGGGGTTGGGATGGTCGATACTGAACGCTGCAGCCGCCTCCGCGTGAGGTGATGTCTGGCCGCTACCAAGTGCTGCACTGGTGACACCGAAGGGGATCACTCCCGCCCCATGGGGGCTTGAAGCATCGGGGAAGGCGGACGACGGCTCGCTTTTTTGGAGCGGGCCGTTATTTTTTCTAGGGTTCTGTCGACGAAACAATCGTGTGACATCCTCTATCGTCTTGAAGTGCGCGCTGCTGAACCGATAGGTGTCGCCAGCCTCCCACTTCAATACCACGGTGTAATGCCTCCCGCCGATACGCTGTTCCAACAGCAAATCGGCATCCCAATCACGCAGCCGGCGCTGCGGATGATCGATGACTTGCAACAGCCGCCCCAGAGCGTGGGCGCGATCGGGATCGAAACCCCTCTTTCCGGTTTTCTGCTGGCCCCCGATATCGGCCGTGAAGGCATGAGTATTGTCAGCATCAAACCGCACCTTGATCGGATACGCCTTCCCGCCCGAGTGAACCGTCAAGGCCAGGGTCTTGCCGCCCAGGTGCGCCCGCCACCAGGCGCGGGCCTCGTCCAGCGTGGACAGGCTGGCGCTGCTGGGCAACACCGGGGCGCCAGTTCCGGCGCTACCTCCTGAGCCCGGACCCTGGGGCGCCTGCTTGACGTGACTTCCGCCGTGCTCCGTGCCCCACCAGCCGCGGGCCTTGGAGAAGAACAGGGCGCGCGGTTGGTGGGGTTGTGTGCTCATGGGCGTTAGTGTGGCGTCACGACGCGGCAGGCAGCGTCCCGGCGCTGATACTCCTCCGCATACCGGTCGACGCGCTCCCACAGGGAATCCTTCAACTCACGATAGGGCGTCCGCCGCTGGATTAGTTGCGCCAACAACTGGTCCAGGTCGAACTTCAGTTGCTCAACGTGACGCAGCATGGGTTCCGGCATTTCCTTGATCTTGTAGCCGTAGCGCAGGGTTATCCGCCGGGCCACCGAGATCATGATGCCCTTGAGACTTTCGGCTTTTGGACCATCGCCGTTTTCGTCCTGATACCCGGCCAGGCTCGACACGCGATCCGTGAGCGCCTTCTGGGCTACCGCCTCCGCCGACAGGGCAATCTCGCGGCGGTTGTGCTCCACCGTCAAGGCGGTTGACTTCTTACTCATGGTCGAACCCTCCGGAGATAGCCAGACGTATCATCTCGGCCAGTTGGTCGATTTTCTTCGCCCCGTGCTCCCACTCGCGGCGAATCTCCTCGGGGGGCGCCCCGCCATGGGCCGGGTCGAAGGCGTCACTGATCAGGACCGCAATGGAGTTGATCAGATGGTCAGCCTCTACGATCCGGGGGCGGTGACGGGCAACCGCCTGGTTGGCTTCGGTCAACGGCTCCAGTTCGCTCTTCAGGAACGCGATGCGCTGCTCCAGCGATACCAGTTGGGCCTCGCGCGAGTCGAGGGTGGATTGCTGCTCGCGCAGCTTGTTGGTGACGCCCCGCTGGATCGCATCCTCGCGCTCGTGCTTGAGGCTCTTGATGGTGTCCTTGAGTTTGTCGGCCTGTTCCTTGGAGTGCCGAATCTCGGCTCGGGCTTCCAGGACCTTGGCCTGAGCTAACCGCTCGGCTTCCAGGGCGAGGGTGCGGCGCAGCGTGGCGGCTTCAGCCTGGGCCGTCTCGGCCTTCTGTTCGGCAACCGTGCGCGTCTTCTTTTCGCCGATGGCTTGTTGGCGCCAGGATTCTTTTTCCTCTTGGAGTTTGTCCACGGCTTCCTGAACCAGCCGGGCCGTCAGCTTGCGACCGTCCTCTTCGGCTTTGGCGGTCGCTTCGGCCCAGACGGTGCGGCGTTCTTCATCGGACAAGGGAGCGAGGGGGCGCAGTTGGCTCTCTGGGGTAGAGTTGCCAATTGGCAACTCAAGCACTTTTTCTATCGCAGCAGCATTCGCAAGGCGATGAAGGTAAACGTTCTCATACCCGAGTTCCGCCTGTCCGTATTCCTCAAAGGAGGCATACCCAAGCGCCTTCCATCCTTTGCGGTCCCGCATGTCGAGCAAGAGTGCGCGCAGGGTCGTGATGCCGGCCTTGATGGCGGTATTGGTCCGCCGGGCTTCGGCCTGGGTCATCTCCGCGAGGGCGATCTGGTCGGTTGGGGGTAGGGTCATGTCGTTCATACCCCCACCTCCGACAGCGTCTCGCCCCGCGCCACGGCGTCTACCTGATCGGCCGGCCACAGCCAACGTCGGTTCGCGAGCTTGACCGGCCGCAGGCCCAGGTACTCGCCGCGCTCGCGCAGCCGAACATGGATGGTTGGTATCTGGACCCCGAGTACCGCGGCGGTCTGCGCCGTGGAGTAACCGCGGGGTGGTTGGGTGTTGGAAGCCATGATGGCGATACTCAGCAAGGCACCGGAGCATACCGGTATAAAGCAATGCTGGCGTCACGACATTCGGCGCGCCAACATCATTTCATACACAAAGCAAAAAAGCCGGCCCGGTCGGGAGGATACGGGCCGGCAAGACGCTCAGCAGAATGAGCGACGAGGAGGACAGGGGAGCGGACCGGCCGCGGCCGGTCCGTAAAAACAGGGACGCCGCACGCAACGGCGCGGTGTCATGCGTATTCATGCCGACGCCGCCGCCGCGCCCTCCTTGCGCCGGCGCCGCTCCAGTTCGGCCGCCGCTCGGACCGCGCTCGACAGCGGGGCGGCTGGTGCTGGTTCGACGGCTGGTTCCGGCGCCACTTCCGCCACCAACACATACCCCGGAATCCGCACGAACCGCGCGGCCTCATCCGCCGTGAGCGGGTCCGACAGCATCCCGCCGTCGGTCGGCGCGAACCGCACCCCGCTGATCAGCGTGCCCGCGTGGGGCAGCGTGCACAGGACGCGCATCACGCCAGGTCCGGCAGCGCCGCGGCGGTCAGCGCCAGCGCCGCGGTGTTGACGTAGGTCACGGCAATGCCGGTCGCGTCCAGCGCCGTGGTCCCGCCGACGAAGTTTGAGCCGCTGGTGTTAGTGACCACGATGTAGCCCACCCGCACCTTGTTGGCCGACACCGCGGCCAAGGCGGCGACAGCCAGGTCCGCCGTGGCCACGTCCGCGGTCTTGGCGAGGGTGGTCAAGGTCCCGGCAGCATCCATCTCGAAGGCCCAGGCCGCGCTCTTGGCGGTGGCCAAGGTCCCGGCGAGGGCGGCCATGTCGGTGGCGGCCGACTTGGCCACGGCAACGCCCGAGATCATCGCCGCAAAGGCCCCGGTGGACTTCACCAGGACCCCGGACGCGGCCTTGATGGCCAAGGTCGGTGCCGTGGTGAGATAGGCGTTGGTGGTCTTGAGCGTCACCACATCGGCCCGCAAGGCGTTGATGGTCGTGATCAAGGACGTGAGAAAGTCCCCCAGCGGCAGGCGCGCGAGGGTCGGCGATTCGCGGTTCAAGGCCGCGACCAGATCAGTCTGTACGATCGTCATGGGTTGGACTTCCAGCGAGGGACGCGCCCGATCCATCCGGACCAGGGCGCACCAAGGGCAGCAGGACCGGCCTTAACCAAACGGCTTCCAAGCCGCGTTGGTCGGGACGATGTTCTTGATCACCACATGATGCTGGCGCTTGCTGACCCTGAGGTAGCCCATGTGCAGCAGCGCCCACGGTACCGTCGCCGCCGCCGTCGGATACAACTGGAACTCGGTCAGCGGCAGCATCTGCCGCCAGGTCATGGCGGTATGCACCGGGCTGAGATTCAGCAGATAGGCGCGACTGGTACCGGGAATTTCGCGGTTGGTATCCACCCAAGTGGTGGTCGCTCCGGCCTTGGCCACCTTGGCGACATACCGAAAATCGGTGGTCGCGTTGGTGCCGTTCAGGCGGCTGCGGTAGATCACATAACCGGTTTCGGTGCCCGCCGCACTGGCCGTGATGGTCAGCGTCACCTTATCGCCCGCGGCCACCGCCACCTGGGCCGACTTGACCACCACCGACTCACCGAACTTGTTGATGCCGGTGACCGCGTAGTAGTAATTGCCCGCCTGGCCGGCCGCGAACTTGCTCGACACCTCGGCCGCCGCCACTCCGGCCACGGATACCGGCACGAAGGCGTTGGCGGTCGCGGTCGCGGAGAACGCCACCTCGAACGGCAGTTGAAAGTTCTCATCGCGGATGTAGATGTCCCGCGTCACCACCACATCCCCCTGCGAGGTGATGATCCCGCGCACCGGGGTCCCGCGCTGGCTGGCCTGGCCGTTGGGCAGCGCCACGCGCATCGCCGGGTCGAAGTTGGTATCCATGTCCGCACCGACCAGCGGGGAGATCAACAGATCGGTCGGGATGCCGTAGTTACCGCGCCCGGAGATCACCGCCGCCGCCTGGGCGATGGCATTCACCGAACTCAGCGACTGCCCCTCCGCGTCGATGATGTGATCGGCGCTGTTGAGTGCCACCATCTGCGCGTAGATGCCGTCGAACTCCTCCGGCACCACGGCGGTATCACCCTCGAAGCAACCCAACTCCGAATCCTGCAACAGCCGCAAGGTGCCGTTGACGTTCTCCTGCGCCTTGAGGTTGATGAACGCCCCCTGCGTCATCGCCACATAGGTGACCTCACAGCGCGTCATCTGGAACGCCACCCGCCCGGTGCGGCGGTTGTAGGTGCCTTGGCCGGCCGCGATGTTGCCCGCCTCCGAGTTGAACGAGGACCCCGGATGCGCGCCGACCGCGGACAACTCCATCCACTCATCGATGGTCGCCACCGCTTGCGGCTTGGGCAGCTTGTTGAACAGCACAAAGTGCGGGTTGCCCATGATCACCGACTGCAACACCGGATCGATGGACTGCACGCGCACCGCCGCGCCGCCCGTGAGGGTCGACAGATCGGTGCCGCCCCCCGCTTCGATGGCTTTGCGCAGCGCCTCGGCATCTTGCTGGGTCGCAATGCCGGCCCCGACATCGCCCCGGTTCTGTAACTGCGGAAAAGGGAACATGACTGATTGACTCCAGGCAATGGCAGGGAAAATTACGCGGTCAGCGCTTTCATCAGGTGGGCCGGCACCGGCTCGCCCATATTGAGGTAACTGTTCACCTCGGCGACCTCGACTGGCCCCAGGCGTTGGATCGCCTTGGCCAGCAGGGCGTCACGGTCGGGCGCGTCGGTCGCCGCCGCGGGCGCCGCGGGCGCGTGCAACACGCTCTGATGCCCGCGCGATTGCTTGACCATGCGCTGCTGATCGCGCCGCAGGGACTCCAGGTCGGCGGACATGGATTTCAGCAGGGTGACGGTGTTACTCAGGACCTGATGCGTGGCCGCGTTACGGGCATCGGCCTGTGCGCGCAGACCGGCCAAGTCAGTGCTCAGCGCCAGCAGGGCATCGGTGCCGTCCAGGGCTTCGACGCTGGACCCGTCGGACAGGGTGACGGCGAAGGCTTTGCTGATGGGACGCGCGTCGTCGTCATCAGCATCGCCGGCGCGATCGGGGGCGTCGTCGTCATCATCATCGTCCTTGTTGTCGTCCTGGCCGTCCTGGTGGTCCTCATCCTTGGCCGCCGCGAGGATCTTCGCCTCGTCGTCCTGTTTCGGCTCCGGGGACTTGACCGCTTTTTGCAGCGTGGTCAGGTCCTCCAGCAGCGCGTCAAACTCAGTGTTTGCAGTGCTCATCCGATGCTTCTCCGGTTCTGTGTATGCGCCAATACATCGCGCAAAAAGCGCTCGACCCAGCCGGAAGCCTCGTCGGGCGGTACATGGAAAGTGGTGATGAGGTAGTCAGCCATCGGCTGCGGCCGGGGCTCGCCGCCGCTGCGCAGGTAGCGCGCCAAGGCTTCACGCACGGGGACATAGTCGACCTGGGGCTGGATGACCTGCGGGGCCGGATCGATCGACTCGACACGCACCGCCGCGCCGCCGGTGAGGGTCGCCACGTCGGTGCCGTAGCCGGCTTCCAGGGCCTTGATCGCCGCGCCGCCCATCAGACATTTGGCGAGGACCCCGGCCTCCATGACGGCCGCGGGCGGGACCATGGTATTGACCGGGGTGCGCGACAAGCCGATGTTGCTCCACAGCACGCTAGTGACCGTGGTCTCCTGGGTCACCGGATCGACCTGCCGGCCGCCGCTCGGCACATGACCGGCGACGCTCGGATACCAGGGCGTTGGCGGCGTCACCTTGGTCATGGAGTCCCAGACCATGTTCGCATTGGCCGCCACCGGGCTATCGCCGCGGTACAGTTGCGCCTTGACCAGCGTGCGGGTGTCATCGCCCGTGACTGCAATCGGCTGGCCGATGGCCCACAGATAGGGGTTATCGCCCACCGCCGCGCTGCGCTGGGTGCGATGGTCCAGGTCGATCACGCCATAGCGCAGGAAATAGTCACTGGACGCTTGCAGCGATTTCGCCAACACCCGCTCGCCCTGCAAATCCAGGTGCTCGTTGCTGGCCTCCATGTACAGAATGCGCTCGCCGCCCTCTTCGGCCGGACGCGCCTTGAACAGGCCGGACACCACCAGGACATCGTTGCTCGTATTCATGGGCGGCAGTGTGGCGTCACGACAGCGCGGGGTCGATCATTGGGCTTCATACCGACAGCATGGCGTCACGACGCGCGCCTGTCGTGACGCCATCATCACCGCAGCGGCACCGTCCGGGCGGTCGGAGCCCGTCCTCCCGCCACCTGATTGGACCGGCCTCTATGACGACGTATGCCACCGCGCACGATCCGCGCGCCCCTCACGACGAACGCAACGACGCCCTGGGGCAGTTGCAGCAGACCTACCTGCCGACGCCAAGTGACCTGATCCCGCGGGCGGACCTCGCGCCGGTCATCGACTTCATCGCCGATCAGTACGCGCAGCAGGACGCCGCCATCCTGCGCAAAGCCCAGGCGATCGACTTCATGGGACGGCCCCGCGCCAAGACCGGAATGCAATCGGTCCGCCTCGACCCCCTGCAAGCCCTGGCGTTCGGCGACTACCACGAGCGGCCCAGCGTGTTGAACACCGACGCCTTGCGGTCGATGGTCGAACAGACCCCGATCCTCAACGCCGTGCTGCTGACCCGCATCCGCCAGGTGCAGCGCTTCTGCCAGCCGCAAGACGGCGGTCGCGGTCCGGGGTTCATGATCGCCCACGTCGACCCGCAGCACGACATCACCCCGCCCGAGCAACGCGCCCGCGAAGCGCTGACGCGATTCCTCACCCACAGCGGCTGGGAATCCCGCCCGCGGCAACGCGCTCGCCTGCGCCGCGACCCGTTCAGCACCCTGATCGCCAAGGCAACGCGCGAGTCATTGACCTATGACGCGCTGGCGATCGAAACCGAGACCCAGCGCGGCACCGGCCTGCTCGATGGCTGCTACGCGCTCGACGGCTCCACCATCCGCCTCTGCCCGGAAACCGGCTACCGGGGCGATCCCGACGTGTTTGCCGTCCAGGTCGTCACCGGCCAAGTCGTCACCACCTACACCCACGACGACCTGATCTACACCCCGCGCAACCCGCGCGCCGATGTGCGCCTGGGCGGCTACGGGCTCGGTGAGACTGAGTTGCTGGTGCGCGTCGTCACCGGCTTTCTCAACGCCATGACCCACAACAGCAAGGGCTTTGACGACAACAGCTTTCCGCGCGGCTTCCTGTCGCTGTTCGGCACCATCGACACCAGCCAGCAAGAAGCCTTCAAGCGCCATTGGCACAGCATGGTGCACGGCCCCAACAACCACTGGCGGATGCCGGTCCTGTTCAGCCAGGACCCAACCGGCAAGGCCGAGTTCACGCGCATCGATGTCGCCGCCGACGAAATGCACTTCGCCAAGTGGATGACCTTCCTCACCTCGCTCATCTGCGCCATCTACGGCATGTCGCCGGCCGAGATCAACTTCGATTCCTTCACCGGCGGCAACACCTCGGCCCTGGCCGGCAGCGACACCGCGCAAAAACTCGCCGCGTCCAAGGATTCCGGTCTGCGCCCGTTGCTGTCGTACCTGGAAGGGGTGTGCTCGGATGACCTCGTCGGCCGCTTCAGCGATCACTACTGCTTCCGCTGGACCGGGCTCGACGAGGACGACGCCGCGCAGCGCCTGGAAATCCGCAAGCTGGTGTTGACGGTGAACGAGCTGCGCGCCGAAGAAGGCTACGCGGCGCTGCCCGGTCCGTTGGGGGATGCGCCCATCAACCCGTCCCTGATCGGGCCGTGGATGCAAATTGCGACCGGTGGAGGACAGACAGATGATACGAGCGGCGCGGACGCGCGAGAGCAAGACGGGGCCACTGCAAGCGCGGACAGCAGCCAACCGGGCGGACCCGACGCGGGCGATCAGGGCGATCAGAAAGCGGCTGCGGCGGCTGCGACTGAGGACGCGCCGACAGCGGGCCGCCGAGGCCGTATGGGGGCTGACGGCGCAGGACGTGGCGACGGGGCTGAGGACGCTGGGGGGCGGTTAGCGAAGGCTGATCCTTATCATGACGACGATGGGCGATTTGCACGATCCCCGCAAGTGCACTACGAGAAACGCCAACTTCATGAACTCTACGACTTCACGCTGAAGCATCCATTGGCGGCGCCAGACGCCATGCTGGTGCGTCTCCAAGCATCCGACCTGGTTGCGCAGTTAGACAAAGGGCCGGCGGTAGAGGCCAGCGACGGATCGATCAAAGTGACAGGAAAGCAGTTGAGTCGTCAGCCGGGCGGCACGGCGCGCGGATATGGCTTGGTCAAGTTTATTTGGAAACACGGGGAGCGTGCGGGCGAGACGGCTGGCTATCATGTGACGCGCGGCGACGTACTGGCTCTGCCGGAAGTCATCCGCTCAACGCCGACGGCGATCGTGTCCGATGCCACCGGTCATCCGGTGCATTGGGAGTGGCGCCGCACGCGCTTCGATGGCAAAACAGCGGTCTATGGCGCCAGCCGCTTCACGTCCAGCGATGACCGCAACCATCTGGTGACGCTCTACATTGAGCAACCGGGACGGGTACAGAAAAGCGGCTCAAATCTCGGAGAGGGGCTGTTTACCCCCATGCCCCGGATACCGGCCTGTGACCTTTCAATCGTTCAACAGGCGGTTGAGCCGCTCACGATCTATTATTGCCCTGCCCAGACCGAAGTCAAGGACGCCATGGAAAAGGCCCTCCACGCCGTCGACCCCCAGGTTTGGACCATCGCCACGTGACGCCGGTCCAGGTCGCCTGCCGCGCCTGTGCCCACTGGGTGCGCGACACGGTAGGCGATGGCACGGGGTTGGGGTCCTGCCTGGCGCAGGCCCCAGCGAGCAAGCGGCCCGGCAGCTTATGGCCGGGATCTTGGTGCGTCTGCCGGGACTATCAGGAAGCGCCGAGCGTTCCAAGCCGATCGGCCATCACGGGCCGCTGATGCTCCGCCGCTTTTTGACCACCACCGTGGGGCGCTTGGAGGGTGCCGCGACGGGCGGGGCAGCGACCTGAACCACGGCCGTTGTCGGCTGCTTGGCTGGCTTCGCCGCCGCCGGTAGCTTCGCCTGCGCCGCCGCGTGCCGCTCCAACTGCTGCGCCCGCGCAAGCGCCTTCGTCGCCGCCGCCGCGCGGTCCTGCTCGACACTCACCCGCGCCAACTGCGCCGCGGCGGCCGTAACCACTCCAACGGGCGCGCCCTGCAAGTTGATCCGCGTCGCGCCCTCAATCAGCAGCCGGCGATAAGTGATGCGGGTGCAGTGATACGCGAGGGCCGCGTGCACCTGCTTGACGTTCACCTCCGGCCGGGTGGCGGTCCAGGCCAGGATCGGCTCCCGAATCCCGATCGCCAGCGGGCGCAGCGCGGCATCGTCGGCGGGGAAGGCCAGCGGGAACGCTTCGCGCAAGGCCAACAGCGCGCGGGAGGGGGGTTTCTTCAAGCTCACGTCGGGATGCTCCGTGGTGGGGGCCGCGTCCGTGCGGCCGGGGTTATCGGCGCCGATGATTCACCAGTCGGTCAACGCCCACAGCGTGTCGGGTAACGCTGGCGTCCAGGGCAGGGACTGGTCCAGCGCCGCGGACGCCTGGCTCCGGAACGCGCGCCACATCTGCGTGGACGACAACAGGATGCCGCGCAGGGCGTGGAACTGGATCAGGGCGCCGTTCACGTCGTGGCCATCGGCCTTGAGTTGGCGCAACAGGTCGCCGAGCGGCGAGCCGATCTGATTGAGCCAGGCCGAGCTGTTGATCATGCCGTCGGCGCTACGCCGGTCGGGCTTCGCCAACTCCGCCGGGTAGTGGTAGCGCGTGGCCGCCGCCCGCGCGGGGGCAAAGCGGTCAATCACCTCGCCGAGGATCGTGGGGGAGGCGAGCGCCACCGGCGCCGGTTCCGGCAACGGCGCGATCCCGACCAACACCCCGTCGCGCAGCGTCACCAGGGCGCGTAGCTGGATCTCGACGCCTGCGCCGGCGGGCGGCGGCAGGCGCGAACCGCCGAGCGCGCCGAGCGTATCCAACACCGTGCGCGTCCACTCGCGCAGTCGGGCGGCGCGCGGGGTATGAATCAGCAGGCACAGCAGGTAGACACCCCACACCGAGAAGATGCGCACCTGCGGCGTGCGCCCGTCACGGATCACCGCGGACATGCCCGCGAACTGGCCCCGGTTGCGGTGGAAGGTGTTCTGCACCAGGTGAAGACCTTCGCCCAGGGCGGCGGCGAGCGTTGAAGCGGCCAGCCAGGGGGCGCCGTCGCGCTCGATCACACGCAGGGTGGTGCCCTCGAAGTCGATGGTGGCGGGGATGGGTTGGGGCACGGCAGAGGGAGCCGCGTACCGTCCGGTCTTGCGGATGGTCGGGAGAATCTCCTCCACCACCAGGCGCTCGAACGCCTGGGCGCTGTCCAGGGTGGAACCGAAGATTAGACGGTAGAGGTCTGGCTCGCGGATGACGCGGGCCTCCTGCATCCGCCCCAAAGCATCCGGGATGGGGTGCAATTCCTGCACCCCACGGCAGTGGGACTTAACGGCAGTTGTCGGGTCCTTGTAACCGAGGGCTTCAGCAACGTCCTTGGCGACAAACAGCGGTTCGCCGTTGTCGTCGGTCAGGACGCGGACTTTGTGGGACTCAAACGAAAAGGGGACCAGGTTGGTCATGGCATAACTCCAGAGCGTCTTTCCCGATGTCAAACGGGGATAGCGGACCGTGCGAGGTTGACATACCGGGCTCTGGGTCCGGCGCACCCGAAAGTGCCCCCGCACGGCCCTAAACTGGAGCCGCGCGTTCGTCCATAAAAAAACCGCCAAGGCGGCGGTTGTCCGCCAGAGTCTTCCGGGATGTCAAGCCCGACCGCTGGGACCCCAGCGGCCCGCAGAGCATAGGTCGGGCGGGGCGCGGGTGTCAAGGCAACACAGGCGCGCTTGACGGTATGGATAATTGTCTATATCGTTATCCGCATGAACTTCACCTGGGACGAATCAAAGCGCACCACCAACCGGAAGAAACACGGGATGGACCTGGCCGCTGCGGCAACGGCCTTCACCGGGCACACGTTCACCTTCGAGGATCGGCGCTTCGCCTATGGCGAACACCGATTTATCACCCTGGGGCTGTTGGGTGTCACCGTGGTCGTGATCGCACACACGGAAACATCCGACACGATTCACGTCATTTCCCTGCGCAAGGCCGATAAACATGAGCAACGCCACTATTACCAGCAAGTGGGATGATACCGACCTGGATACGGCGCCGCCGGTGACTCAAGAGGACCTGGCCCGTGCCGTTCACCGCGTCGGACTACAGCCCGCGCCGGGTAAAAAAACCAAGATCAGCATTGCCCTGGACCCGGACGTGGTGTCATGGTTCAAGCACCAGTCAGGCGAGCGCGGCTATCAGACGCTGATCAACGCCACGCTGCGCGAGGCCATGCAGCGCCGCACCCTTGAAGACACGTTGCGGCGGGTCATCCGCGAAGAGCTTCATCCCGCATGATGTGGACGCGCGAGGGTGGGCGGCGCGCAGCGGCCCCGTCAGTGACTCAAGCGCCGCCCTCAGACCACCACAGAGCGCACCCCGGATCACCCGCCTGCACCCCCAGGTCGCGCTCCTGGCAGCGCCCGGCCACATAGGCGGAACACGTGCCACAGGTCGGGCGCGGGGCGCCTTGCGCAGCCGTCAGAGCGGCCATCTGATCGGGCGGCAGCGCCACGGGCGCATCCATGAACATCACGCTGGCCCCGCCATAAGCCCGCGCCCAGGCCACATCGCACAGCATGTTGGCGTAGGCAAAGTGCGGGTCCATGCCGACCTTGCTCACCTTGGTCCGCCACCGCCCGGTCTCGCCGTCGCGCTCCGAGATCAACGCGACACGCGTCAGATGCTCAAAAATGATGTCGCGCAGCAACAGCACGCGCCGCGGCGGCCCATCGCGATAGTCGCACTCCAGGCCGCCCGGATCGGGGAACAGACAGGTCGCCCCGGTGATCCGCGCCACCGAGGCTTGCATCGCCTTGTACTGGTTCAGCCGCACCGTCCAGCGGTCCCGGTCTTCGGTGTTGGTCTTCTGGTCGGTGCGCGCGATCTGATCGCCCCACACCTGGGTATCCGCCTGATCGCCATAGCTGGCCACGAACACCCGACCCGCCAGCCGGTTGGCGAAACGCTTGGCGTCATTCCAGTTGGGCAGCCCCTCCACCACGCAGCACTGCACCCCGTACTGCGCCATCAGCACGTCGCACCGTGCGAAGGGATCGGCGTCGAAGATCGCCTCGGCATGAATCAGCGCTTGGCGGCCGTCGGGCAGCCGCGCCTTGATCAGCACGCAGTTGAACCCGCCCATCTGATCGATGCCCATGAAGGTCTCGCGCCCGCTGGTCTGCCACCGCACCCCGACCAGGGCGCCGGCCGCCACGCACGCCTGCAGGTGGTCGCGCGTCACCGGGATCTGTGACGGGTCGGCGTAGGGCCGCCCGAGCTTGCGGTTGTAGAAACTCGCCCGCTGCTCGCCGGTCTGCATCGCCTGCCACTCGGCCAGCAACTGCCCCGCGGTCACCGTCGGGCTCAACACCTGCGACAGGCTGTAGCTCTGGATCGTCCGCTCGGGGAACTGCGCCCGCCACTCCCCGTGCTGCGGGTCAGCGATCCAGGCCCGGCACGTCGGGCAGCGGTACCGGTAGATGTCGGTGGCGGGGTCCAGGGCGATCACCTTGCCCAGCCGCTCGGGCAGGTACTCCGACAGCACGGCACTGTTCCCGCACCCGGCGCAGCGCGTCCAGAACTGATGCTGAGTCCCTTGCAGGTACCAAAAATGAATGTCGGCATCCGGCCATTGCGGAGTCGACAGCAGCAGCGTGAAGCGAATCAGCGACGCGCTCAGGCGCTCGCGCACCTTGCTGACGTCGCCGGGGCTCATGTTCTGCACCTCGTCGAACGACACCACGTCCGCGGGGAAACTCTCCGTCATCGTCGCGCCCGATGTCCAGAGGAACAGAAAAATCGACTCCCCCAGGGTGCGCGTCAGCACGTTACCCTCGCCGGTGCGCTTGCTCGCCCCGTCGGCGTCGACGCTGATCGTCATCCGCTTGTAGATGTCCGGCACCGAGCGGACCAGGCGCATGAACCGGTGGGTCGACTTGTAGGGCGCCAGCTTGGAGTCTGGCACGTACAGGGCGATGGTCGCCGGCTCCCACTTCATGGCCATGTAGAGATCGGCTAAGACTTCCCACACCGTCAGGCCCATCTGGGCGCCTTTCATCAACACGATCATCCGGTCATAGGCGTCGGCCGGATGGGTCGGGATCAGGTCATAGATCGCATGGAGCGCGGGCCGGTTGTCCAGCGTGAAGGGATGCCCGTCGACCGCCAGGCCGGCCGCCGCCAGCCTCCCGCACCAGGCCCGAAACGACTCGTCCTTTCCTGGGGCGATGCTGGCATCCGTGGCCAGGGCGCGCTTGCGGCGGCGGCGCTCAAGCTCGGCGGCGGCGCGAGCCTTGGCGGTTAGGGCGATGTCAGGCGCTCCCGTCGCGGTATCGGCGAAATCTCCTGATACATCGCATCCCCCCAGCTAAACCGCATCGCCCTTGAGCATCACCGGCTTCGCGAAAAACACCGGACAGTCGCGCCCATCACCCAAGTGCCGACAGGCGCTCGGGCTATCTGGCGCCCAGTACGGTACATCGGTGCGTCCGACAAGGGCGCGGCAGACGCCAGCGTTCATGTAAGTCGCCTTCCAGTGCCAGCAGTTTCCGCAGAGCTTTGGGGCGTTAGACATCGACCAACAACTCCAGCACGGCCAGCGACGCTTCTTTGTTCTTGTGCTGCGACCGGCGATTGCTGCACTCGACCGCGCACCCCGTGGGTAAGTGGACGATGCGCACGCCGGTGTTTGGTTTTCCAGTGATCATGCCCGTGGTCGGCTTGGGTGGGTGGATTGTGATGATCAGGTCTTCGGGGTTGAGCATGTCATCGCGTCCAATCGTGCTCTAAGTACCCTGACTCGCTGTCGATCTCGACAGCTTGCCGCGGGGTCAGTCCAGCGGCCTTGATGGACGCGCACATAGCCTCTTTTGCAGATTCAGACCCGGCGGCCCAGGCTGATCGAAGGTCTGCGACGCTGATGATCATATTAAAGCCTCTCCCGAATAATCGCACCACGCTTTGCGAGCCCGTGCCCACGCGCCCATAAACTGCTGCACGGTCGTGATCTGCGGTTCACCATGAAACCCAGGCATCGCAGCGTCAAACGCATCTGCTGCGACGCGTAACGGATGATCATCAGGCAATTCGTCAGCGTCGGCACGGGCGCGCATTTTTTTGGCTATGTCAGTTACGCTCATTGCTCGTCGGCCTCGCGCATCGCCTGATCAATCCGCAGCAGTTCGGCTTTGTAGATCGCAGCGTCCATCGCGGCCTTTTCTTTCTTGGTCATCGCCATGTCATTTACCCCTCACCATCGCCTCAAGTTCCGCGTCGCTCAGCTTCGTGATGTCTTTCGGGCCGGGGTCGTCGAGTGACCACGCCTTGCGCTCCAGCGAATGGATGTTCATGAGAACCTCGCTCGATATCTTTGCCGCCTTCAAGTCGTCGAACGCCAGCGCCTTGGCCTGCTTATCTTCGGCCGCCTTGTGCGCCCTGACCGCGGTGTACAGCATTCCCCGAACCACCCCAGGCTCCTCCTGGTGGCGCCGCTGGACTTCCGCCGCTCGGTCGGCTGCTGCATTGATTGCTTCGGCTTTTTTAACGGGGTCTGCGTTGACTACGCCGTTGACCTTTGCGTTGACTTTTGCGCGAATCGCTGCGCCAACATCATCAGAAACGCGCCATTCTCCGCGGGTTGCCTTGCGCGAGATCGCCGCCTTGTCAACATGGTGCCGGCCTTCAAGCTCGCGCAGGGTGGCCCCCGCCTCAAACTCGGCGCGAACCGTCTCCCACTGGTCTGCGGTTAGCCTTGGCATAGCGTCGGGGTCCGCCCGGTATGGTCCTGGTATCGTTGAAGTGCGACCGCAACATACCCAGGGGATATTTCGCTCGCCCGCACGCGTCGGCCCAGGTTCTCGCCTGCGATAATGGTTGTTCCGGAGCCAGAGAATGGTTCGTAAACCAGCTCGCCCGTGTCGGTGGTGAGTTTCATGAAGAAACTCGGCAGCGTCACAGGGAACATGGCCGGGTGGTCAGCTTTTTCCATATTGTTTCGCAGCCAAAGCACATTACTCGGCCTTGCGATTCCGCTTCGATACTTTCCGTCAACCCCGACATTTCCATTCGCAGACAACCCGCTTTTGTCCTTGTCGTACACCCTGATCATTTTCGACTCCTTACCCGCGCATCTCGGGTTAAACTTTATTTTTTCCCGTCTCGTAAAGTGATAAATATCCTCATAAAGATCCACCATTGACGCATCACCAATGTCAGCAAATCTTTCGGTATCGACATCAACGCACTGAACCATCCAGGTTATCTTGTCCCTTTTCGTGAAAAAATGCACTGGCTCGAAATCATTCTTCAACCTGTCCATCCAGGCACCAGGCAACCCCGGCTTAGCCCAAATCAACTGATCGACATAGCGCCATCCAGCAGCCCGTAAGACCTTAATCGTCTCGAAAACATACAGCGACCGCTCGCCGTCTTCGACGTGCTCCTTGATGTTGACGAAGAAGCTCCCATCGTCGGCCAGGTACCGCTGCACATTTGCTGCCACGCCCGCGAACCACTCCGGATACTGATCGACTGGCGTTCCACCATAACTGCTTTTGCGCTGCATGGCGTAAGGCGGCGAAGTAAAACAACAGTTGGCGAGTTCCCCGCCCATCAGCCGACCGATGTCCGCTTCCGACGTACAATCCCCGCACAGCAGCCGGTGATCACCAAGAGCCCACAACTGGCCCGTGACAACACCCCACTTCTTGCGCAACTCCTCTGCTTGATCAACCTGCGGCGCGGTATCCGCATCAGCGTCTCTGTCCCCATCAGGCGTCGACTCGACCCCCCCCATCAGCGCATCCAACGCCTCCGCATCAAACCCCGTCAGGTCCAGGTCGTAGTCCTCCAGCCGCAAATCCTCAAGCTCCAGCGCCAGCAACTCTTGATCCCACTCGGCAAGATCGGCCATCCGGTTGACGCTGATCCTGAACGCCTTGATCTGTGTGTCAGTCAGGTCATCGGCCAGCAGCACCGGGACCGTCTCAAGGCCCAGGCTGCGCGCGGCCTTCAGGCGCAAGTGACCGTCGACCACCAGTCCGTCCGATCTCGCCAGAATCGGCACTTTGAACCCGAACTCACGGATCGCTGCGGCAACGCGAGGCACCGCATGATCGTTCTTGCGCGGGTTGCGCGCGTACTCAACAAACCGATCCAGCGGCCAATACTCAAGCTCTTGATGCTCAATCACGAATGCACTCCCGCAGGCTCCCCCACAAACTTCACCACCACCCGGCTCGGCTGCTCCAGCGTCGGCTTTGGATTCAGCACGCACGCCAGGCCCGCCAGGCGCCCGTTCGGCATCGCCGCCCCGCAGGTGCAGATCGCCTCAACCCGGTCGGGCGCCTCGGCTTCGCACTGCGAACACCGGTACACCGCCCCCCCGGCCGGCCCCTGACGGCGCATGACCCGGCCAAAGCAGACCCGGCACACGTGATTCGTAAACTCCCACAGCGCGCCATCAGCCATGCGCGGACACCCCGCGACTGATCAGCGCTCCAGGCGCCCGCGACGCGGCCCACAGGGCAGCCTCAACCAGTGACGCGGCAGAGCGCGCCACGGGGCGCCCGTCGACCACCAGCAGCAGCGGCGCCAGCGGCACCGCCCGGCACGGCGGTTGCCCGCGGCGGTTCCGCCCGATCCGCACCTCCCGCTCGCGGTTGTAGCAACTCACGCAGATCCCTGTCGATGCGATGATCCGCAGGTTGGACCTCCCGCAACGCACGCAGACATGGCCCGCAGGCACCGCAGGAGCGGCCTGGGAGCCCGCGCCGGCATGTTCCGCCCCGATCGTACAGCCGCGGCACAGCCGGGCGGCATTGGTCGCGTCAGCGGTCAGCCCGCGCTGCCACAGCTTGGCGCACGCCGACGGCAAAAGCAGAAGCCCTCCCGATTGCCTGGGGCACAGAAAGGTTTCAGCAGAGTGATTGCACATCGTTCGGCTCCGGTGTCAGGGCTGCTGATGGATTCGATCACGCGTTAGAAGGGGATATCGTCGTCCCATGCCTGTTGGTCGGGCGGCGGCGCGTCGGCGCGTCCTGGGGCCGTTGGCGCGGCCTGGGAGTAGCTTCCGCTGCCCAGCATCGCCATCACCTGCTCGGGGTCGATACGGAACGCCCGGCCCAGCACGGCGGCGGCGCGCGTCTCGGCGGACTCGTCGCGGGTCCGGGGCTCGAAGGCCAGGCTGAAGAACCGGCCCTTGCTGCCATCCTTGACCCATGCCGAAATCCAGAACTCGGCGCCGTCGATCAGGGCTGATCCCTTGTGGGTCGGGTGCCGGTCGGACGTGGCTTTGTCGTTGCGGAAGAGGGCGCCGGACAGGTCGCGTGGTTCAAAGGCCATGGCTAGGGGTCTCGGTGTTTCGCTCAGCTTCGTCTGAGCCGGGTTCGTAGTCGGCGCGCGGGCAGTCGGCCAGCGGGGCGTTAGGCCACGTTTTTTGAGCCATATAACAACCAGTTGGGCGGGTATGCGCGCATGACCAGCAGGTCAAGGATGGCGTTTTTAGGTTGGTTATTTCGCAAGGTTGGTTACACCGTTGGTTACGATTTTTTTCTTTATATTTCATATCTATAACCAACCTAACCAACCTAACCAACCTAAAAGAGAGTTATATAAAAATCGACGACAATAATCGACGACAATACCAAGGGGCCATATTGCTATTTCCTGGCGAAGAAATGAAAAACGCAAAAAGGTTGGTTAGGTTGGTTATGCCTTTGATGTCCTTAATAAAAAGGTTGGTTACTGAGGTTGGTAAGAGGTTGGTTAGGTTGGTTATTTTTTCTTTGGCCGGTAACACCACCCGCCTCCTGTAAGCTGCTTGCGCTCCCATCCTGCGCGCTTGAAGATCGCCGACACCCGCATCTGATCGGATCGAGTCTGCTTGCCCTTGTCGATGTTCAGGCAGGTGAACAGCGCGTCATACGTGGTGGTCTCCGGCTCTACTGGCGGAAATTTCAGGGGCGCATCCTTTATGATCTGAGCAAGCATCGCATGAATCGGCGTTTCCCATGGGTCCCCCACATAGCTTGCTTCCTGGTGCTCGATAGCATTGGGTATCGACCACCACTTGCCGGTCGTCCCATTAGCGACCCATGTCATGGCTTCGGCAAACAACTCGTCGCGCACCGCGGTAACGCCTTCGGCATCGATCTCGCTGTTCACGCGCACCGGAAGGAATCGACGCGCACCGGTGGAGTCTGTTTGCCAACTGTCGCTGTTGGTTCCGCCGACGAAGATGCACTGGCGAGGATGGCGCTGATGTCCGGTCTCAAACAGCCCGCGGTAGTTGTCCGTTTGGCTGGTAATAACCTGCTTGATCCGCGTCGTCTCGGCCTTGCTGAACTGGTCCAGTTCGCCAAAGTCCGCGCACCATATTCCGCGCAGACCGATGAAAAAGTCTTTGCTGTTGAGGCTATCAACCACTTCGGCGTACCAAGGGGAAAACAGCGCAGACCATAGTTTTGTCTTGCCTGCCCCCTGAACGCCCTCAAGGATCACCATCAAATCGACCTTGCACCCTGGCTTGATGATACGCAGTACAGCGGAAATAAACAGCGCTCGCGCGACTGCGACATGATAGGGGTCTTCCCGCTTCGTTCCGCAGAACACACTGAAAAATTCATCAATACGCGGCGTTCCGTCCCATTTCAGCCCATTCAGATAGTCGAGCACTGGGTTGAACTGGTTGTGCTCCGCGACTGCTGCCAGGGCTTCCGCAACATCCGTAGTCGGGACCTTCTCGCCGGGTATCCAATGCCGCTCGATTTCGGCCTTGATCTTGGTTACCGCTACCTTTTTGGCATCCTGGCCGTCGATGCTGACCTGCTCAGAAAACAGGTTCAGCTTGATGCGGTCCTTGAACATCGGCGCGTTCTGAAGGATCAGGATCAGGTTGTGAACCCGGCATACTACTTGGTCGCTGCCGTCATTATTGACTTTGACGATCAGCGCGTCGCGCCAATCGCCCGCGGCGCGTCGTGGCGCCTCCTGCTTTGGCTTAGACTCCGGCTTCCGCTTGATCCGGTCCAGAATATTGGCGACCACCGCGGGCTCTTGCCCCGGATCGGTGGGCTTATGGGTCATCACGCCTTCACCCCATAGATCGCGTAAAGCGCCACCACCAGCCGTTTCGCGGCCAGTATCTCGCGCTCCGAGATCGCATCCGGGACCGCCTGGATGTGCTGGTAGCGATTGCGCGTGGCTGCATCGATCTGTCGGTAGGTCACCCGCTCGCCGATCGCCATATCCAGAATCATCAGTTCCGGCCAGGCGGCGGACTCAAGCTCGCGCTGCATCGCAACCGCGCGGCGGCGCTTGGTCTCGCCGCGATCTTCAGGCTGAAGATCCATCCCGGCCCGGCCGGCGAGGGCTTCCAGCGCCTTGCGGAAGCTCAGTCGGTCATACTCTTGAAGCCAGTCCAGGGCATCGCCGTGCGCCCCGCAACCAAAACAGTGATAGAACTGCTTGCTCGGGCTGACCGTGAACGATGCGGTTTTCTCGTCATGGAACGGGCAGCACGCTTGATAGTCGGTCCCGGCCTTGCGCAGTTCGACGGCATCGCCGATCAGATCGACGATATCGGTCGCGGCAAGAATGGCGCCGATATCGCACCGGTGGATGGTGTTGAGCGTCCGCGGGCGGTCGCTCGGTTTCTGACCGGCTGGCAGACAGTCATAGATCAGGTCCATACTGGGGCGGATTGCGGCCTCGTAGTCCTCGCGACTCATGTCAGGTCCTCCGGTGACCGGGCCACGATGGCGAAGCCGCCCGCATCGGTAACGTGATCGCGGAAATGCTGCTGCTTGACTCGCTCGCGCCCGACCAAAGTCTTGACCTCGACCGCAGCAAACTGCGCGATGGTCGTCCCAATGTCATCAAGTCTGATGATCCTCGCGCGGTAACCGATCAAGTCTGATGATCCCTTGCACAGCCCGGCGTGAAGCGGGCGCGGATTTTTAATCAGCACTGAGCCGTCGGGTAAGTGGACGACTTTCCCAACCCAGCCAACCCCGACGTTGTTCCTCCAGAGGGTCAGCCCAGCATTGCTTGCAACCAAGCGAACGGCGTTCTGAATGTCGTGCTCGACTGTCATGCCGTCACCTGCTGCGCCGCCCGTTGCTCAGCCTTCGCCTGCCGGGCCTGCCACACGAACCGCGCCCAGCCGGGCTTATGCCCCAGCTTGCGGCCCAGTTCTTCGAGTTCTTCGATGGTCTTCGCCGCCGCTTGGGCCTGCTTCGCAGCGCGCCGTACTTCCATCGGGTCCACCTGCTCTAGCTCGCCGTCGACCTCTTCGATCTCGCGCGCCTGGACCGGGTACAGGAATCCGCACTTCGGGCAGCGGGGGGCGGGGCGGTGGACGTGGTAACAGTTGTCGCACTGGCGAACCGGCAGCGCGTCCGGATCGGCGGGTTTCTTGGCGCCTTTGGGGCGGCCCATCAGCGACCACTCGCGATCGTCGTCCGGAAGGCCGTGGCGATAGACGTTGCCGACGTGATCGAGCACGACGGCGCGGGTCTTCCCCGGCGCCGGGCGCAGCACGCGTCCGACTTGTTGCAGGTACAGCCCCAGCGATTGCGTCGGCCGCAGCAGGATCGCTGCCGACACCACGGGAACGTCAACACCCTCGCTGATGATCTCGCAGGACGTTAGCACCTGGAGCCGGCCGGCACCCAGGTCAGCGATGCGCGCGGCGCGTACCCCCGCATCCATCTTGCCGTCGACGCTGGCCGCCGAATACCCAGCCGCGATGAATTGCTCGGCCACATGCTCAGCATGGGCGACGCTGGCGCAGAACGCGATTGCGGGCTCGCCTGGGCACAGCCGCCGATAGTGAGCGACCGCATCGCCAGTGATGCACGGCTTATCCATTGCGGCGGCAACCTCGCCGGCGGCGAAATCACCGCCACGGGTGGAGACTCCGGACAGATCGATCGGCGCACCGCGTGGGGCGTAGACCACAGCAGGCGACAGATAACCGCGGGCCGTCAGCTCGGCCACCGTCGGGCCTTGAATCATGTGATCGAAGATTCCGCCAGCAACAACGCCCAGCCCCTGGCCGTCCAGCCGCTGCGGGGTCGCCGTGACACCGAGGATGCGCGCGTCATCGTAATAGGCCAGCACCTGACCCCATGTCGTTTTCCCGGTCGCATGGTGGGCCTCGTCGACAATGATCAGGTCCGGTCGCCAGCGCAGCCGCTCCATGCGTTTCACCAGGGTCTGCACGCTGGCGATCTGCACCCGGTGACCCTGAAACGTCGACATGCCCGCGGAAATCGAACCGTGCGCGACGCCAAAGTCATCGAGCGTCCGCGAGGTTTGGCGCAGCAATTCGCGCCGATGCACCAGGATCAGCACGCGTTTCTCTTTCGCTGCGGCCTGGTCGGCGATCGACGCGAACGTGACCGTCTTGCCCGAGCCGGTCGGCATGACCAGCAGCACGGCGCGCAGCCGACGGGCATAGCACGCCCGCGTCTGCGTTTCCGCACTCGACTGGTAGTCGCGCAGAATGATACTCACCGCCGCGCCCCCTCACGCTCCCGCTGACACCCCACGCACCGCCCATAGTGCCGCCGTTGCTCGGTCAGCGCCTCGCCGCAGTCCGGGCAATGGGTCGCATACCGCAGGGTGCCACGGGCGTGCTCGATGGCGCGGGCCAGGTCGGCCTCGATGCGTTGTTGGGCGAAATCGGCGTCATCCATCAGGCAGCTTCCTGAGCAAACAGACTGTCTAAAACCCACTTTGGGTATTGGTTGACGATGCCGAAGCGCGGGTCGGGGACGTGACCGATGATGATGTCGTGCTCCTTGCAGAAAGTCGTGGCGACCTTGCCCATCTTGGCCGCGTCGGCATACGGCAGGCTGCCGCCGAGCTTGGCGTAGCGGTGCCAACCGATGACGGTGAAATAGTCGTTGGCGGTTTCGATCTGCTGTAACTGGCGAGTGTTGCTGTCCATCTGCCGCTGCATGGCGGCTTGCGCGACCTCCACGGCCAGTTGCCGCTGCTTGAGTTGATCGACTTCGACCAGCGCGCGAATGTGGGCAGCGATGATGGGGTCGGTCACTGCTGGGGCTGCGGTCTTAGCTTCAAGCTCCTGCCAGCGATCGACCAAACGGCCGGTGAACTCGGGGGAGAGTTGGGCAACTACGATGATGGAATCACGTCGCCCAGTCTCTCCGGAAAATCGGTAAATCTTGACGGATTTTGGTCCGGGACCATCGTTGTGTACTTCCTGAAATTCAGGAAGTGTTATAACTCCTTGTTCAGCAAGCCGCACTATCAGCGCCCTCACGTTGTCGTGACGCTTCTCGACCAATGTGGAGATATCCAAACTGGTCACGCTCGCCGTCGCGCTAGGAAGTGCTACAATTTCATTCGTCATCGATCGATACCTCTATCTATCGGTTGGTGATCGCCGGCCCGGTGTTTGCGTCACCGTGTCGGCATTTTTTTGTGTTCGTGGCGTTCAATCCCGCCAGTCCGGGTCTTCGACAAACGGCACGCCGGCCGTGCGTTCCTGCTCCGACTCGCCCAGCGATTGCAGGCGCGCCATCCGGCAGCCCTCGCCCATCGGGACGGTGCGCTGCAAACACCCAAGCCCGTGAGGTGACCATGCCTCGCATCCAGCGCAGATTTCCGGATTTGCCTCGCTCATTGGTACGCCCTCTCGGTGCGATTCCCCGACACCACGACGGTGATCACCGGCCACAGGAACCCGGTCGCGTCGCGTTCGCCCACGCGCTCATCGAGCGGAAGCTGGATCTTCGGCTTGGTCTCTTTGCAGGCCGCGCACTGCATCGGCGTGCCGCCCGCCTTGTCCATCTGCGCCTGCCGCCGCGCGAGCCCGCTATGGTTGTAGGTCGCGCGCGTCCCACAGCAGCAGGTCTCCACCTCGTAGAACGATCGCTCTTGCTGATGGGCCGCGATCGTGATCTGGATGACCCGCGTATTGCCGACCACATCCCCCGGCCGGTAATGCCTCCATGTCTTGGAGCGGCTCACCGGTCACCCCCGCGCCCTACAGCGCCCCGCATATCCCTATCCTGCGCCGCCTCGCCACTGGCGTTTTCGTGATGCAGCGCCGATGCTTTCTCCGCAAGGTCGGCAGCAATCAGCCGCCGCACGTAATAGGAAACGCTGCGGTCTTCGGCCTTCGCCGATGCTTGCAGCGCCAGATAGGTCTGCGCGTCAACCCAGATTTTTATGTCGTGATCCACGAGTGGGGGTCTCATCAGTGGCGTCCATTGCATCCAAAAAAATGCCCGCCCGCGTTGCCGCGGACGAGCGCAAACCCCGCGAACGGGGACGAGGAGGACCTGGAGATCATTGGCCCGACGGGCACGGCGGTGCGGCCAGTTCGGCTTCGAGTGTCTTGATGCTGTCGTCGACGGCCAGGCGCTGCACTTCCCAGACGGGGTCATCGGCGCTGTATTGGACCAGGCGGTCCAGGAGGGCGCGCTGGCCGATCATCGCGGAGAGGAGTTCTTCGAGACGGCCGCGGTTGTTCATGGCGAGACCTCGGTGGGTGCGGGAAGGCGAGCGGGGCAGGGCTCCGACGCTGGCAGGTCAGCGCGGCGCAGCGCGCAGGCCCAGGGCGTGCGCAACGGGTCGGTGTTGCGGTCTTCGAACCGTCGGCAACCGATGCGCTCGCTGCCGCACGTGGTCCCCAGGCAGCGGCAGATATCGATGGGCAGGCTCATAGCGCCGTCTCCTCCGTGATGGCGTCTGCCCAATCGCGCAGCAGAACCACTGCGCCGGCCAGCTCGGCCGCGTGATGGGGCCAGGGATCGGCGGTGATCTGGGACATGTCGGCGGCGACCGCCGAGAGGCTGTCGGCGTGAATCCTCATCCTGACGGCGATCATCAGCGGATTGGGCGGGAGAGGCGTCGTCATGCCGCTGCCTCATAGCCAGAGCACACCGGAAGTTCTGGCCGCTCCGCGTGCTGGATGATGCGTTTGCTCGGCTCGGACAGGTGATCAGGGTGAGAGCACCCCGCCACGTAGCCGCGCCCTGGAACCACGTCCCGCGGCGGTGGCGGATGGCGGTCCGACTCAATGACGTGACGGCATGTGCCGCAGTGCTGCGGGGCAGTGGTCATGCCGCCCGCTCCTGGGGCTCGGGCGCAGTCGGCGGTAGGCCAGGCGCCGGCCCGAAGATATCCGGGCGCAGGTCATAGACCGTGACGGCGCCGTTGGTAGCGTGCTGGATGGCACGACACAACTGGGGTGCCACCGGGCGTATGTTCGTAACCATTTGATATAGATAGGCAGGGGATATCGTCAGGTCCTTTGCCAAGGCCCGGCGACCGCCGCTCGGTAACGAATCGTAGTAAGTGCGGATATCCATGTGCAGAAATATAGCCTCTGCTACATGTTTACGCAATAGCCAAAGCTACACTAGCGGCTGCTATTGTGCTGTCATGTCCAGACGTGACCAACTTCAGTTATTAGTAGACACCCGCGCCGAGGGCAACCAGGCCGCGTTTGCTCTCATGGTGCACAGAACACCGCCTGTGATCTGGCAATACCTGAGCGGGCACAGAGAGATGGGGGAAAAATTCGCCCGTCATATTGAGAAATGTTTGCGGCTCCCCGCTGGCTGGATGGACCAACCCCACGACGCTTTGCCCGATCGCCCCGCTCCCACCCAGCAGCCCGCGGAGGACAGCCCTGTAGGCGTGGCAGCGTCAGCCCTCACGCCACGCCAGCAGGCATTGCTCGGCTACTTCGACGGACTCACCGAGGCGCAGCAAGAGGCCGTGCTGCGAGAACTTTCGGAAAAGAAACAGGTGAACCAAGCGATCGTCGCGCACTTTCTCGCCCGGCAGAAAGCGTCGTGACGGGCGATGAGCGCGACCCCGGTGTATCGCAAGAAGATCACGCGGCCAGACGGGCTGGTGATTGAGGCGGTGGTGTGGCGCGTGGCCCCGCCGGTGGCGGGCTGCACCCACCCCTTCAAGTATCGGCTGTACGCGGGGCGGGACGGGCGCTGTGTGGTGCGCTACGACAACGAGCGCGGCAAAGGCGACCACAAACACCTGGGGCGGGTCGAAGTGGCCTATGCGTTCCGCTCCCTGGATCAATTGATGGCGGATTTCAGCGCGGACGTGAACCGGCTCGGAGGTCATGATGGCGAAAGCGGTAATTGAATTATCTGACTGGCAGCAGATGCAGGCCGAGCTGCGGCAGACGGCCCGCCGCTTAGACGCGGGTGCCGACCTGCCGGAAGCAGACTATCACCTGGGGTACGCCACCGCGGCGCAGCTCCTCGCGGACCTGACCCCGGCGCGGCTGACGCTCCTGGACACGCTCAAAGGGTTGGGGCCAGTGGCCGTTGAAGACCTGGCCGCGCGGTTGGAGCGGCCCCTCGGCCGCGTCCGCACCGATATTGCCAAGCTCCTGGATCTGGAGTTGATTACGCAGGATGCCGCGGGGGCAGTCGGTGTCCCGTGGGATGAAGTCCTGATTCGCCTGGCCAGCGTTGGTGCCCAGGCGGCCTGAGATGTCGTCATCCGAGGCGGCCGGCGTCGCCTCGTTGGTCATCAAGTCGTTCTTCTGAGTCGCCGGGGCCGGGGAGCATCCCCTGCCCTGCCCCCCTGACCCCCTGACCCGCTTCGGCGGGTTTTGTTTGCCTGCGCAATAAATATGTAGCAAAAGCTATTGACGCGGAATATAGCGATTGCTATATTTTATCCCAAGCCAGCCACATCGGCCGGCACCCACGGGAGACCGCCCCATGATCGCCGCAGCCCCTGCTGACCTGTACTTCCCAGGCATTACCACCGAGCACCTGGATCGCCGCGCCGTGCGCCGGGCGCACAACCTGCCGCGCACCGCCCGCGGGTTCGACCTTTACAGCACCAGCGGCCACCGCGGCCGGCAGATGCTCAAGCGCCGCATCCGGCGCCAGACCGGCTTGACCTCAATTCGCGGCCTGTAAGGAGAACGCCATGTACAACCCCCGCCTTGTGCTGGATGAAGACGACGCACTGGAGTTCGCCGCCGAGGAGAAGCGCTCGGAACTCGACGATCAGCCTTTCCGCGATGCGGTGATGGAACTGGTCTCGGGTCTGGACTTCAGTCAGCAGGTCGACTTCTACGCCCTGATCCGCACCGCAACCGAGCGGCTGGTCAAGCGCGCCGCCCTGGGCGCCAAGGCCGAAGCCCAGGCTGACCGGGCTGCCGACCGCGCCTTTTACAACAGCTACCGCTGACCTTTACATCGCCCGGCTTATCGGCCGGGCGCGGAGACACTGATGATGATCCCTGACGCTGCCACATTCCTGAGCCTGGTCGATGCAGCCCTACCGCTGGTGCTGACCCTGTTCGCCGGCTGGTTCACCTGGGGTTCCGCGCTGGAAGTCGAGCGCAAGAAGCAGCGCCAGCGCGCCCGGAAGCTCGCCGCGTGCAACGCGGGGGCCGCGCGATGACCGTCGCCGACATGAAATCCCTCCTGGCCAACTTCCCGGATCACTACCCGGTCGAAGTCGAGTTGCCGTCCGGCCGGGCATCCATGGTGGTTGGCGCGGACGCTGTCAAGGACAGCATGAGCGTCAATTCGGTCCGCATCATCGTGGCCGACGCGGAAGACGACGAATAACGGGACAAGCGACCCGAGCGGACAACCGCAAGACGCTGAGAGGACCAGCCTCTATACGCACTGGCCGCCAGGTGGGATTCCTGGCACTCATTCACCTAACGAGAGGATGGCGTCATGAGACCGCATCGAACCCTTCGCCGAACCGCGCCCCCGATGGCGCAGTACAGCCGCCTGTCGGAGATCGCCCGCCCCGCGCACCGCTGCGCCGACACTCAGATGCATCGCGCCTGTGATGACCTGATGCGCATCGCCATGGACGCCCGCCGTCACGGACTGACGGTGATCTCGATCGCGGCCAGACCCACGCCGCGGGTCTATGCCATCAACCCCCACCAGCCGCTTGACGCCGCGTAGGAGCCATCATGCTGAACATCCACCCATCCACCCCCGTGGCTGTCGCCGCTGCTGCCGCTGCTGCCGCGGGACTGCGCCTGCGCACCAACCGTCGCGGCGGCTGGATGACGGTCCCGGCGACCGCCCAGTTGCCCGTCGAGCGCCGCCGCGCCGTCTGGCAGCAGCAAGACCCGCAAGAAATCGCCGTCGATGCGCACTACAGCCGCGTCGACGCGATCACGGCCCGCCTGAAACAGCAGCCGGTCGGCGCGCTGCTGTCCCTGAAAGCCCCCGGCGCGGAGGCGAGCGCCGAACTCGAACGCCTGGCCTGGTACGTAGAGCAGATCGTCGGCGACATGGCCGCGATCCTGGCCGAGCAGCCGGAAGGGGCGCGGTGATGGCATCGGCATCACTCAGCACCCCGAAAAACGCGGCCCTGCGCGATGACATCCTCGCGCTGTTGAGTGACCAACAGCCGCGGACGGCAAAGCAACTGTTTGAGGCTAGCACCATCGCCGCTGGCGCCGGTGACGTAATGTCGATCCTCAAGCCAATGATCGAAGCGGGCGACATCCAGCGGGCTGCGCCCGTGGCGTCGTATCGCTTGGCCGCTTCGATGGGACCCCCTGACCGGGTGTTAGTGCCGCGTGGCGCCGAGCCGCTGCCGCCGACGGTCAAGCAAGACGACCTGATCGCGCAACTGCACCGACTGGAGCACGCGCCATCCGCGCTGTCTCTCGTTGACGCGCGCCGCCTGCGCGCCCTGGCCGAGACCGGCCTGTTTTTTGCCCACGTCCCGGACTGGTCGCTGTACCTGATCGGGCTCGCTGAGCGCATCGAGGACACGCTATGACCGCCATCGCCCGCATCGTCGCCCTGATGGCGACCCTGAGTATGCCCCTGAGTGCCCAGGCCGCGCCGTGGCGCGTCGATGAAATGATGGCCGTCACGGATACCGCCTCTGGGGTCCTCATCGCCGTCGGGTTCATGCCGGTGACCGCGTGCGATCACGCGGCGCTGTTTGTCATCGGCAACACCCGCATCACCCTCATCGGGCTGTCCGTAGACGGCCAGGCATTCGCCCCGGACGACGTGACTGAGGCGTTCGACTGGGGGGTCTATGTCGTCCTCACCGATGCGGCCCTGGATGCGCTGCGGCACGGCCGCCGCGCCTGGGTCATCACCGACCGCGGCCGGAGCGAAGTGTCGCTCCGCGGGTCCGCGACCGCCCTGGAGCGCGCCTACGCCGACTGCCAGCGGTTTGTGCAGTCGTCGCCAGCGCGCCCGCCGCTCAGCATCACCCCCTTCACCGCACAGTTTTAGGAACCTCCCATGCCCGTAATCACCGCCCGCGTCTCCAGAAACATCGGCGCCGTTCACGCCGACGGCGCCGTCCTGTCGACGCGCCGCCTGCCGGTTGCCGGAAAAATCCGCCCCGGCATCAAAGTGCTCACCAAGGCCGCCGCGGCCAACCCAGCGCTCGCCAAGTGCTACGCCGACGGACTCGCCGCGGGAGCCAGCTTTGACGAGATCAGCGTCGCACTGGGAAAGGTCCCCAAGGCGCCAAGCTGGCCGCTGACGCCGAAGAACGTCGGCTATTTCTCCGTCCGCCAAGGCGATTTTGCTACCCCTGGAGCAGCCGCCGAGATCATGGCGCGCTATGGCGAAGTCCGCACGGGCGACACCGAGCCGCGGCTGTACGCCTTCCCGATCATCTTCCCGTCCGACGCGCTCGACCTGGTGTTCCGCGAGCAGTTTGAAGCGTGGAAGGCCACCGAACTGCTGCGCTGGTCCGAGCCGGACCCGGACGCCGGCACGCTTCAGTGCATGAAGCGCGCCGATACCGCGCCGACCCCCGGCGCCGGGCGCCGCTGGGGCGGCCGTCCGACCGCGGTTGACCGTGCGTGCAATCCAAACGACTGCGACCTGTTCGCCAAGGGCGAGTGCAAACACGTCGCCACCTTGCACTTCTGGATCCCTGGCGTGAAGGGTGCAGGGGTCATCTCGATGACGTTCACCTCGCTGTACGCGTCCATGGGCATCGCCGAGACATTGGAGATGGTCCGCGCCGGGCTGGGGCGCATCAGCGGGCTGCACAACGGCGAGCCGATCTTCTGGCTCAGCAAGGGGCACGAAAAGGTCCGGCGAATGAACTGGGAGACCGGCAAGCCTGAGACCTCGCAGCAGTGGATTATCCGCCTGGAGGCGTCCGGGCTGGACATGATGGCGGTGCTCGGTGGGCCTGCGCCGACGGCCACGCTCCCGGCGCCGGCCCCAGTGCCGGCCTTGGCCGCGCCGGTACATGATCCGGAGCCAGCCCCCGCGGCCCCTGCCGTCGACCCCGCGCAGGCCGAGGGCCGCAAGTACTTGGGCGCCCTGTTCAGCACGCTCGGGTGGGACCGGCAGACACAGCAGGAATGGCTGGACATCAACTTCCCGGATCGTGGGCGGATGCCGGACGTGAAAACCCTGGCAGCGATGGCGGCGAAGCTGGAGCCCTTGCTGTCGGTGACGCGGCCGGCTATCGACGTTCCGGTAGAAACCCCGGAAGACCCGGCCGGTCAGATCCATGACCAGGCACCGCCTGTCGGCACTGACGAGGTACCGTTCTGATGAAAATCATGCACCTTGCCGACCTGCACTACGGTCCCAGGCATCTTGCCTGGATCGATCGCGCCATGACGCACGCCGTCGACACCGCCATTGCCGCAGGATGCGACCTTGGCGTGATCGCGGGCGATAGCTTCGATCACGCCCTGAGCGTCCATGAGCCGGCTTTCGTGGCCTACGTCCGGCAGGTCCTGCGCTTGGCCGAGCACATGCCCGTCGTCGTGCTTCAGGGCACGCACAGCCATGACCGGCCAGGGTCGCTGGATGTGCTCAAGGCATTGCCGACCCGGCACCGGGTCATTGTCGCCGACGACCTCGGCGAGTACGAAGTCGCTGGGGTGCGCGTCTGCACGCTGCCGAGCCTCAACAAGGCCGACCCGGACGTGATGGCGCAGGGCGCTCATGCCTGGACCGCCGCCGCGCTCGCCGAGTTTGCCGCCGCGCACGATGGCACCGACGGCATCCCCTCAATCCTGATCACCCACGGCACCGTGACCGGCTGTAGCACCGAGTCCGGATACGCCATGGTGTCTCCCGATTTGGAGTTCTCCGTCGAGAACCTGGCCGCCGCCGACTGCGATGCGGTCCTTTTGGGGCATATCCATCGGCATCAGGTTTGGCCCAACGTCCGCACCCCGAGCGGCGCCCTGACCACCATCGCCTATCCGGGATCGCTCGCCCGCTTGGTCCACGGCCATCATGACCCCGTTGGGTTTCTGATCTGGACCGTTGAGCCAGGCCAGGCGACGTTTCAGTTCCACCCATCCCCGGCCCGGCAGCTTCTCGAAATCGCCTTCGATGGCCTGCCAGACATGGACCAACTGCGCGCCCTGGCCGCGACGGTGCAGCCCGATGACGCGGTAAGGATCAGGTGGGTAATCGACGAGGAACACGTCGCTTCGGTCGATAAGCAACTGATCCGCGATCTGTTCGCCGTGGCAGAAACCGTCAAGCTCGAACCGCGGGTGCTGCCGGTGCAGCGGGTGCGCGCGGCGGGGATTGGGCAGTCAACGAGCCTTGCTCAGAAACTGGCGTACTGGTCTGAGACCACCGGGAGCGAGGCGGCATTGGCGCGGCTTACCGATCGGCTAGAGATGCTGCAATCCCGTGACGTGGCGCAGATCGTTGAGAGCATCACGGGGCAGGCGGATGAACAGATTACGATGAGGGCGGCAGCATGACACCAATCACCGCCACAATCGCCGGAGCCATTGGAACCAGGGATAGTCTAACAGTGGAGTATTTGCGGTCTGTATTGAACTACGAACTTCACGGAGAGTTTGCAAACCACGGAGATCACAAATGACACCAAAGCAATTCACTATAACCGGATCGTTAGGAATCAAAGCCGGTCTCAACCGCGACACTCTCAGCATGGACCTGAGCGCCATCCCAGATGATGCCTTGACGGTGGCGATTAAGGCAGACAATGGGGCTGGAAAATCAACAATTTTGAATATCGCATTAACGCCGTGGCTTGATCCTCCCATGCTTCCTGGTACTGTTTACGACGCTTTTGGAGAAACGGGATCGCGTGAACTCATCTGGTGTCATGGTGATCTGACATATCGAACCTTGATCCATTACAAAAATGGCAAGACAAAATCGACTCGCGCTTATCTGCATGTTCAGCAAGGCGACGATTGGCAGCCGGTAGCATTGCCTGACAATACCGTTTCTGATGGAAAGTCTAGTACATACCGGCAGTGCCTCTCCCACATCCTGGGCGACCCTGGGATCTACTACTTGTCGGCCTTCCGCGCCCAGAACGCCCCCAAGCTCGCCGAGCACGACGATCCAAAGGGCCTGATGCGCGCCCTGCTCAACCTTGACGAGCCCGCGCGCCTGTCGGACCTCGCTCGCGACGTGGCCCGCGATCTCAAGCGCCATCACGAAGGCTTGCGCGCTCAGGTTGCCAATCTGGACGGCCACCCGGCCCGCCTGACCGCCCTGGACGCTGCAATATTGGGTTTACGCTCAGGTCACACGGCCCGCGTCGAGGCCAAGCTGACTACCCTGGACACCGCCGCCCGCGCCAAAGCCGAATTGGATCGAGCCGTCAGCGGAGACCTTGACCGTCAACGCCTGATCGACCAACGCGCCGCGGTACAGCGCCGGCTGGACGAGGCGACCGGCAGCACGACGGATGCGATCCAGCAAGCGCAGCGCGCCCACGCAGCGGCCGTGCAGCGGGTCGCCGATGCCAAACGCCACGCGACCGCCACGCTGGCCACCCTGAACCGCGACCTGACCGCCGCGCAGGCCCGCGCTACCGCCGCTCAAGCCACGCTGGACCAACGCGACGCGATCACCCAAGCGCAGGCCGATGTTGACGCCCTGGCCACGCAGATTGCAGATCAGGAGCAGACAGTCGCCGCCCTGGCAGACCAACTGAGCACCCTGCGCGACCTCGCCGGCCAGGTCCGCACCCTAGAGGCGCAGCAAGCCGCCGCCGCTCAGGCCGGTAAAGCGTGCGCCAGCAAGGTTAACGACCTGAATGCTCGCATCGCCGACCTCAACGCCCGCGCCGGGTTCGTTGCTGTGGTTCCGTGCCGCGGGGAAGGCCAGTATGCCGCCTGCCCGGCACTGCAAGACGCCATAGACGCCCGCGCCATTGCAGACAAGCACATCGCCTTGCTGCCCGCAGCCACGGCCGAAACCGAGGCCAAGCGCGCCGAGTGGAAGGCCATCGCAGCCCAGATCGCAGCCCTTGCCGGGCAGACCGTTGCCCTGCCTGAGTGCATGGAGGCCCATAGCGCGGCCGTGACCCTGATCAACACCCTGCGCACCAGGCTGGATGCGGTACGGGCCGTCGCCACCCGCGGGGCCACCCTGGAGTTGGCCGACCAGCACCTGGCCGAGGCGCGTGCCGCCGTCGCCGACCTGACCGCGCGCCAGACCGACACTCAGGCCGACGCAGCGCGCCGCCTGGCCGCCTTGGAGCAGGAGGCCGACGCCGCCGGCATCGCCGTGCACGCGGCCGAGACCCTGGCTGCGCATACCCGCGATGCCCTGCGCGCCGAGCTCTCTGCCATCCCTGAGCCCGGTACCGATCAGGCGATCACCCAGGCCCGCGCCGCCCTGGCCGCCGCCGAGACCGCGGTGGAAGATGCCAAGGCGGCAATGACTCAAGCCGCGGCAGACATCGCCCAGCACCAAGCAGAACAAACCGCCCTGCGCGCCGCCCTAGACCAAGGGGCCGCGGTCATCGCGCAACGCGACCACCTGGCCGCCGAGATCGCCGACTGGACGCTGCTCGGGATGGGATTGCGAGGCGTGATCGACCTGTCGATTGAGGACGCCGGACCCAGCATCGCCGCCACGGCGAACCGCCTGCTGACCGATGCCTACGGGCCGCGGTTCTCGGTGCGGATCGTGACCCAGCGTGACCAGGCCAACGGCCGGACCGTTGAGACCTTCGACATCTCCGTGATCGACGCCGACTCAGGCATGGAGTCCAGCATCCTGCAAAAGTCTGGCGGCGAGGCCGTTTGGATCGACAAGGCTCTCACCGATGCAGTTGGCCTGTACCACCAGGAAGCGGCAGGGGTCCACTACGAAACCCTGTTCGCCGACGAGTCCGAGGACGGCCTGACCCAGGAGCGCAAGGCGCAGTTCTACCGGATGGACCGCGCCGCCCTGGAGATGGGCGGGTATCAGCGGAAATACTTCGTGTCGCATAACCCGGACGCATGGGCTTATGCAGACCACGTGATTGATCTGGCGCAGTATCGGGTGTAATGAAATCATGATGCTTGCAAATGACATCAAGCCGCAGCTTGAGTTGACCGAAGCAGAGCTTTCACTGATCGTCCAGGTCCCCGCGGGAATCCACAGCGGCCATCCTGGCGCGGCCAATTTCAACCGCCGCCTGTTCCCGGAGCGCGCGCCGATCACCCCCGATCCGCCCGGATCACAGCGGCGCACGCGCGCCAAGCGCGGACTGTCGCCGGACGGGATCATGGGCCGCCTGCTGCGACTCGCGACGGACACGCAGCAGCCCATCACCTGGGTCAAGATCATGAGCGACTTCGAATCGCGGGTCGGTGTCGCCCCCGCGTTGCAGCGCCTGGTCGACCGCGGCAGTTTCAAATGTCGCGATCTGTACGAGAAAGAGACCGGAAAGAAGTGGAAGCAATGGACGCTGGTAGACAGAAAATGGAGCCAGCCGCCCGCAGGCGTCACCGTCATTGGCAAACTGAGCAGACTTGTATGAGCGATTTTTCCGAGTTCGCCGATACCGAGCTAACCATTGACCGCCTGATGGACAGACTGTGCGATTACCGGCAGACCGTTGGCGGAGATTGCCGGATTGCCATCCAGTATGGCGACGCCGCGGGCTATGCGCTCGTCGCCGGCCTGATCCATGGGGTCTACGTCTACCGGGACGAGGCCAGCGCCAGCGGACTGCATCAGATCATCCCGCTGGGCGCCGACCTCGGCGGGTACCCGAAGGATCATCCGCCGCGCCTGACCCTGTGCCTGCGCCCCTACTGCAAACCAGCCGCCCTGGAGGCCGCCCAATGAGTACCATCGACATCCATGTGAAGATCCAAACCAACCCGCCGCCGATCGGATTGAAGCACCGTGTCGGGGTCTGGCTGCACCGGCTGGCCGCGAAGATCGACGGCAAAGCCTACGCGCGGTTCGACCTGCGGTGCAACGTCCCGCTCCCGCCGCAACAGGAGTTGACGCGAGCATTCGAGCTTGGAACGCAACGCACGTGCGACCTGATTGCGGCAACCGCGCGCATTCACATGGTTGACCGCATCATGATGGATACCTGCCCAGGTCTATGGCAGGAGGACGGCCGATGATCACCGATGATCGCACGTTGCCGTGTGACAGTCTGACCATGCTCAGCGGCACCCCGGAATGCACGCGGGGGCTCCCGATCGACGCGCACCAGTGCTCCACCTGCGCCTTGTATTCCGTCGAGACCTACGTGCGCACAAGATGCGAGGTATGGACAAGGGTCATGGGCTATCACCGGCCAGTCGCCCAATTCAACAAGGGGAAGCAGCAGGAGCATCGCGACCGCCTGGTGTTTCGCGAATCTCTGGCCGCACTGGAGACCAAAGCATGAAACCGACGCCCCATGAGTTCACCGAATATTACGCGTCGCACCGCAAAAGCATCGCCGTCGCAGCGATCCTCCCGATGGTCCTGGGGCCGCTTGGGACGCTGTACGGGAGTCCGCTCGCCGGGGCCATCCTGACCCTTGCGTCTGGCGCGCTGTTCGCCCTGATCACGGTCGGCGGGGCGCTGTCGGCCTTGCTCGTCGCCGAAGAGGCCCAGCAGTTGGCCGCCGCGATGGTGGTCTGGTCCCCGCTGACGGCTGTCGTGGCGATCTGGAGCGCGGCGATCCTGCTGGGCTGGAACGGCGCTGAGAATCACAATCGGCGCGTGCTGGCGCAGATGGATTTGTGGCGGCGGCTGGTGTTGGAAGTGTGTGATTGCGCCTCCGCGGCGCTGAACGCGGTCCCGGAAGCGGACTTTACAATTCCGGAGATGTTTGTTGGCAGGAAGAATGAATCGTGACCACCATCAACCTCGTCATCGGCCACCAGTACGGAGACGACAAGACCCTGCGCGACATCATCAGCGAGACCATGACAACAGACGAAGCAATCCAAGAAGCCGCGCAGCACATTCCGGTGGAGAGCCTGCAATGAGCCAAGTATGGAACGGGAACGCGCATGATAGGTCCGGTATCGCTATTTTTACAGAGGACGAATTGAACGCTGAGGTTCCGCTCGACGATGTTCAGATGTTTCATGCGCTGTGCGCAGTGATCGATGCCGCAAAGCGGGTTGCAAGGCTGCAAGAAAGGAAAAGGCTGAGGAATGCTATGATCACGGTGATGACATAATGAACACCACCTTCCTCCTTCTCGCCGAGTTCGGCCAAGCCGACATCCCGCTTGAGACCGTCGCCGCGCGCTACCTTGGGATGGACGAGCGAGCGGCCCGCGCCAAGGCCAACCGCGGCGAGTTGCCGTTCCCCGCGTATCGTGCGGGGTCGACGAAATCCCCGTGGATGGTGCGGGTCACCGATCTGGCTGAATTCCTGGACAAAGAACGGGACCGGGCAAAGGCTGATTGGAATAAGCGGCGGGTAGCGTGATGGATCAAAGTTTCCTGGATCGAGTCATCGTAGCGGCGCGGGAGGAAGAAGCCGAAGTCGGGTATGCGTGGAGCGCGGTATCGCTGTACCTGCGGCTCTATCCCGGCACCGGTTATCACACGGTCGAGTCCGGTGTGTCGGCAGCCGTGCGCGTCTTGCGCAGCCGCGGGATATTCTCCCGCTTGTCGCGCGGAAAATATCGTATTTCACAGGGTTAAATCATGGCAACCTACCGCGTCCAACTGTTGATCGACTTTCCTGACGAAGCGCCGCGCGACGACGTAGAGCGGTATATCCGGTTCGAACTTGGCGAGACGCACCGGCTTGAGCGGGTGCATCAGTCAATCGACGAGCGGGATTTGCATTCGTGCAACGTCCGCGACATCGTTATTTATGAAGCCTAAATGATGACCTTGAATGAGATGGCAGCCGCGTTGAATGTTCCGCTGACTTTCCTGTTGACCGGCCGGGCACGACCGAGCAAGCCCCGACTCAAGGTCCTGCCAGGGGGCAAGGCGCCAACGCCGCAGGACGAGCCGACCCCGCGGCCGGAGGACGAGCGTGCTTGACAGTCGATCCGTCCGAGGGCTAGGCTTTCTGCGTCGCCCATCAAGGCGACCGGGTTTGACAGCCCGAGCAGAGCGGCATCAGGCCGCACGTGTCCCGCACAGCGGCTTTTTTCATGCCCGAGATCCCAGTTATGGGTGGTCCGGGCGGGAAGCCGCGAGGCTTGCCGGTGCTCTGCCGGTCTGTCAACCCGCCCGGTCCGCCCGCCATCGTTTGACAGCGTTGGTGCGCGGTTCGTCAACGAACCAGAGCATCCCATCATGACCAACATGGTCGCCTTCTCGTCGTCCCTAACGATGACATCCCGTGAAATCGCAGAACTGACCGGCAAGCGCCACGATCACGTGTTGCGCGACATCCGCGCCATGATTTGCCAAGTCCATGATTTAGAAGATAACCCAAATCCGTGTTATCTGGAAATTCAAGGCGTTACGTTTGAGCGCGATGCGCATACAAAACGCGTGTCGATGATCAGTCTCGACAAGGACCATACCCTGACCCTGCTGACCGGCTACGACGCCAAGGCCCGCTTTAAGGTCATGGTACGCTGGCAGGAACTGGAATCCAAAGCCCTCCCCCAAGACTACCCCGCCGCTCTGCGCGCCCTGGCCGACGAGTCCGAGCGCCGCGCCCAGGTCGAGCGCGAACTGGAAGCGTCCCGTCCGAAGATTGCCTTTCATGATCAGGTGATCAACGCCGAAACCCTGCTGGACTTCGCCCAAGCCTTCAGCCTGCTGCAAGGGCGCACCGGCCAGCACTTCACCCGCAAGACCTTCCTGGAGTTCCTGCGCCGGCATGGCGTCGCCTGCCAGGCGAACGCCTACGCCAACATCGGAAAGGATCGGTTCGTGCCGCGTAAGGACTACACCGGGACCTGGTTCGTCTCGGAGTTGACCGCGCGCGGCGGTGTCGAGTGGCTGCTGCGCCCGATGGCCCTGGCCGGGATCGTGGCCCTGATCGAGCAGGATCGGATGAACCCGCCCCCACTGCGCAATGCCCTGGTGTCGATGCGTGGTGCGGCATGACCACCGTCACCCCGCTGCACCCGACCAACCCGGCCGCCGCCGCCCACCTGATCGCACGCATCCCCGCGCCGACAGCGGGATTTGACCGCTCCCAACTGATCGGTGATCTTCCGCTGATCCTCACCGGCGCCCTGGAGATGATCCTCTGCGACTTCGACATGGACGCTTATCCGACGGCAAACCTGGCGGTTGCCTGCCGGATTCTGGCCGCGACCATCGATCGACTTCGGCGTTGAAGCCATGGGCCAGGGATGGCCTACCCGTCGAACTCCACCCTGGCAGTCTTCCGCTGCCGCATCTGCACGTAGATTTGCAGCGATCCCCAAGATTCATGCAGCGACACCTGCTGAATCTCGGGGACCGTCCGGCCGTCTTCGGCCAGGCGGCTGCATCCTTCGTGCCTGAGATCGTGGAAATGAAGATCCACAATCCCCAAGACCTTCATCTGCCGCTGCCAGTACGTCCCCACCGTCTTGCTGTTGTAGGGCAGCAGCCTATCCTCGCCGGCCGCGCGCCCAGGAAGCGCCAGGATCGCATCCACCACTGCCAGGAAGCGGTCGGTGACCAGCATCTCGCGGTCGTTCCCCGCCGACCCGTCCGGGTGTTTCAAGTCGCGGATCATCCATGTCCGATGCTCCCGGTCGAAGTCCGGTAGGCGCATCCGGCAAAGCTCGTCCAGCCGCCGACACGAATAGATCGCCGCCCACAGGATCAGATCCATGGGCGGGCTTGGGTTGCGCCGGGAGCGCAGGCGCAGCGATTTGAACCGCTCCGTGATCCGGGTCAACTCGTCATCGGTCGGCCGCCGCTTGCGCCGCTGGGGCCGGGCGATCATCCGTTCAGCCCGGCAAATCTCGGTTGCATCGTCCAGCACGTGGGGATCCACGGGCACACCGAGTGCCGTCCGCGCGTACCGGAACACCACGCGGAGCCATATCAAATCATTGGCCACTGTCGCGCCCCCGGTGCCGCCCTCGCGCCGCCCCTGGACGTGCCCTACTACCTGCTGTGCCGTCAGCGTCAAAGCCTCACAGTGGGCGAGGTCGAAGCCCAGCAGCATCTTCAGGTGGCTGGATTTCGATCTGCCCAGGGGCTCGACGGTCTCGCGTGCCTTCAGGTACCGCTCGATCAGGGTTGCGACGGTGACGCCATGGTGTTCGGCGCGGGTCTTCGCCGCGGCCGGGTCGCGCCGGACCTGTTCTTCGCGCTCAGCGGCCCAGGCTTTGGCCGTGGCCCGTTTCGTGAAGGTCTTGGTTTCGGAGTGGATCAGCCGGCCGCCTTGCTTGATCCTGATCTGAGCGGTGTAGGCGGTGGTGCCGTCGGCGCGTTGGCGCGCTACGATGGTAGCCATGGGTGTGCTAGCTCGTGTCGGTGCTACAAGGCGCGGCTTGTAGCACTCCCGTCGCACCGAACGCAAACGAATAATGCTGAATAGTGCTAAATGATGACGAATAACGCGGAAGGAAATCCAGCAACGACGGGCGATCCGAGCAAATTCAAGGCGTCGCGGTTGTCGGTTGCCCCCATGCTGGATTGGACCGATCGGCACTGCCGGTATTTCCTGCGGCTGATCACCCGACACACCCGGCTCTACACCGAAATGGTCACCACCGGTGCCTTGATCTACGGCGATCAGGATCGGCACCTGCGGTTCGACCCGGCGGAGCATCCGCTGGCGCTCCAACTCGGGGGCGCGGACCCGCGGGCCATGGCCCACTGCGCCCGACTGGGAGCGGATTGGGGATACGACGAAGTGAATATCAACGTGGGCTGCCCCTCGGATCGGGTGCAGAACGGGCGCTTCGGGGCCTGCCTGATGGCGGAACCCCAGGTGGTGGCGGACTGCGTGGCGGCCATGAAAGACGCGGTCGCGCTGCCGGTAACGGTCAAGTGCCGGATCGGCATCGATGATCGGGACAGCTACGAGGAACTGGCCGCGTTCGTCGCCGCCGTGGCCGCGGCCGGCTGCGACGCGCTCATCGTGCACGCCCGCAAGGCCTGGCTCCAGGGGCTGAGCCCGCGGGAGAACCGCGAGGTGCCGCCGCTGCGCTACGAGGTGGTCGCCCGACTCAAGGCGGACTTTCCGGCGCTGACCATCGTGGTCAACGGCGGCATTGTGACGCTGGATGCGGCGGCCGGTTTCCTCAATCATCTGGATGGCGTGATGATCGGCCGCGCGGCTTATGAAAACCCTTGGATGCTGGCCCAGGCGGACCGCC